CTCATAAAGCACTCGCGAACTCTGGTACTGCGATCACACTCGATACCAGTGACAACAACCAACTATATACATTGACAGGGAACTGTACTTTCACGCTTCCTGCGTTGTCAACATATCCAACTAATACAATCAAATCTATCACTTTGGTTGTGAAACAGGATGGAACAGGTGGTAGAACTGTTGGATTCTCAGCGACTGATGGATTTTCAATCAACAATTCTGCCTCTGTGCCTGCTCCAAGCTCAGGTGCAAATAAAGTTTCTATGTACACTTGCCTTGGTATTAGGGCTCTTTCAGAGTGGTTTATTTCACTCTCTTACATTGATGATTAAGAAAGGATTTTAGAATGGATAAAGAACATGCTATTGCTATGATTAACGTGATTGATGTGTGTGCCAAACGAGGTGCATTTGAAGGACCAGAACTTGGCAGGATTGCTACTTTGCGTGCTATTCTCGAAACGGAGGCTCAGCCGCCAAAACAAATCGAAGAGCCGCAAGAGCAACCAGCAGCCAACGAATTATAAATAATCGTGAATTTTAGATAACAGGAGATATTTATGAGCGATATTGAACAAGCGATTGCGGCTGCTAAAGACGGGAATGCTTCTGAATTCCAGTCACATATACAGTCTGCTCTCATGGATCGTTTAGGTGACGCGATCGATGCGAGAAAGACGCAAGTTGCTGCTTCATATCTCCAGCCTGAAGAAGAACCCGAGGAAATCGAGGTTGAAGTAGACGAACCAGAAGCAGAGGAAATAGAATCTGATGTCTAAATCTTTTTCTGAGCTAGTTGAGCAGCTCAATAAACGCTCTATCCAGGAAAAACGATCTGAAGCAGACGATCCGTATTCCAAGGATCCGCAAGAAGACGAGTCCAAGGAGCTGAAGCCACGTGCTAAAGGTGAGCGTGATTTCAAAGATGCTCATAAAGTTGATAAGAAGGCACATGTTGCTGCAAGTGACGATGTGTTTACTGGATCAACCAAGCCTGGTGGACCACACAAAGGTCACGAAAAAGCTGGCGAGCCTATTACAAAACAAGGTTCAAGCGACATCAAAGTAACTCATGACGGTTCAAAAACTCCTGATAAGAGCAAAGCCATTCCGAAACGATTTGGTGATCTTCGAGTTGTAAATCCTATCAAAGAAAGCGTTGATCTGGAAGAAACTGCGTTTCAAGATATTCAGAAAATCGCTAAGTCGAAACGCGAGGGTCGTGTAAAGTTTGCAACTGGTCGATACGAATCGGTTGATCCGGAAATAGCATCAGCACTTGTTTCTGCTCATGGAAAACTAAACTCTGCAAACAAACAAAAGTTTGAACAAACCGTCAACAAAGATTTTACAGGAATGATGAAGATGGTTGATTTTGCTATGAGCAAGAAATAGGAGTTTTTAGATGATTCGACCAATCGCAAATACAATAACTCTTTCTTCAAATAATAACGTAACATTAGCGACAGCCATGCTTGTTGTCAACTCTGGGTCGACTGATCGTACTTTGATTGTTGCAAATACAGTCAGCCCTGTAAATGGAGGCGGTATTTATGAAGGAACAGGAAATGGTTTTGGTGCACATGCTGAGGTTTATATAAACTCTGGTGAGCATATCGTAGTTTATAAACGAAGCACCGATTTAGCTGTTTGTGCGGATGGTTCTAACGATTTAAAAGCAACGAAAGTCGCGACAGGAGCAGACTAATGAAACTGATTTGCGAAGTCAATGAAGACATCGAATGCCTCGTTGAAGAGGACCTCAATGAAGAAGGAAAGAAAAACTACTTCATTGAAGGTGTTTTCATGCAAGGTGCTATCAAGAACAAAAACGGTCGAGTCTATCCCGTTGAAGTTCTCAAGAAAGAAGTCGATCGTTACAATAAACAATACATTGCGGAAAACCGTGCTTATGGTGAACTCGGTCATCCGCAAGGTCCAACGATCAATCTCGAGCGTGTTTCACACATGATCAAAGAGTTGCGTCAGGAAGGCGACAACTTTATCGGAAAAGCAAAGATCATGGACACGCCATATGGAAATATTGTAAAGAACCTAATGAGCGAGGGTGCGAAACTTGGTGTTTCCTCTCGTGGTATGGGTACTCTTACGAAGAAAGGCGATTCTATGGAAGTCGGAAATGACTTTCATTTAGCAACTGCTGGAGATATTGTCGCCGATCCTTCTGCGCCACAGGCGTTTGTTGAAGGGATCATGGAAGGCAAAGAATGGGTTTGGGATAACGGCATACTTCAAGAAGTTGATGTCGAACAAGCTAAACAACAAATCGAAGAAGCTGCATCTGCTAGACGTACAGAAGCAGAAGTTCTTAAGGTTTTCGAAAAATTATTGAAAGGTCTATAAGGTCCAATTTTATAAATAGAACGTCAACAAATTTCAATGAGGAAATTGGGAGATAGAAATATGTCTGAAGAACTAGAAAACATCGTTGACGATGAAGTTCTCGAAGGTGCTGATGAAAGCATCGAAGAGGCGAAAGCATCGTTTGGCGATCCTTCTGAAGTTCCTGAGCCAGTAGCAAAGACTGCGAAAGCTCCAGGAAAGTCAAAAAATCAGGGCGACAAATCTGCTCCGATGCAAGGCTCCTCTCAGAAACCAACTACCAAAATGGCTATGCTTAATGCTGCTATGCAGTACATGGGCGGTATGAAAAAAGCTGATCTTCAAGCTATGATGTCGAAAGCTGGTATGTATGGTGAGGAAGTCGAAGCTGAGGAAGAAGTAGAAGAAATCGCCGAAAAGAAACAACTCGAAAAAGTAACTCGGGAAGATTTTGACATCTCTGAAGATGTTGCAGCAATCTTTGCTGGTTCCGAAGTTTCTGAAGAGTTCGTAGCGAAAGCAACTGAAATCTTTGAAACAGCTGTCGTTGCTAAAGTCAACGAAAAGCTCGACGAAGTTGCTCAAGTTGCTGAGTCCGAACTTGCTGAGTCCACTGAAGTATTCAATAAAGAGCTTGTCGATAAAGTTGACAGCTATCTCGACTATGTTGTTGAGTCTTGGATGGAAGAAAACAAACTGGCAGTTGACAGCGGTTTGCGTGGCGAAATCGCCGAGTCTTTCATCAGCGGTCTCAAAGGTCTCTTCGAAGATCATTACATCGACATTCCTGAAGAGAAGGTTGATGTTGTAGAAGAACTTGCTAGCAAGGTTGAAGAGCTAGAAGCCAAACTCAACGAGTCGATTGAGGAAACAATTGAACTCAAGAAGAAAACCGAAGAGTTCGAGCGTGCTGTAATTTTTGCTGAAGAAATCGATGGTTTGACCGAAACTCAAATCGCTAAAATGGAATCACTTTCCGAAGCGATCGATTTCGAAAGCGAAGAAGATTTCCGTGATAGACTTCAAACGATCCGCGAAAACTATTTCAACGGTCCGAAAGAAGTGATCACCGAAACGGCTGGTTTTGATGACGAGCCAATTGAAATTGATGATGAGGAACCTGCGACCCCCAAGGGTGCCATGGGTGCCTATGTCGCAAGCATTTCACGACAAGTTAAGAAATAGCATTTTATAAATATTGTTTGAAATAATCTCGAAAGGAGAAGGAGAGTAAAATGTCTGATAACCTAATGGAAAAGTGGGGTCCTGTTCTTGATCATCCAGATCTGGATAAGATCAGCGATTCTCACAAACGCCACGTTGTCGCACAACTCTTGGAAAACCAAGAAGTGTCGGCTCGTGAGCAGGGCTATGGCTCTGGTGGATATTCTGCTCCAACACTACTCGGTGAGGCTGCACCTACGAACGCGATGGGTGCTTCTTCCTCAACGGCTGGTGATGGCAGCGTCGATATCTTTGACCCAGTTCTAATCAGCCTCGTTCGTCGTTCTATGCCAAACCTGATCGCCTATGATGTATGCGGCGTTCAGCCAATGACTGGTCCGACTGGTCTAATCTTTGCGCTTCGTTCACGCTACAGCAGCCAGTCTGGCACTGAAGCTCTGTTCGACGAAGCCAATACCACGTTCTCACGCTCTGCTGCTGGTAACACAGCATCACAGTTCGTTGTTGCGAACTCAACTTCTGGTAAGTCCCAGCTCAGCAACGATCCTACGACTCGTGCAGCCGATTCTGCTGTCACAGGGTATAGCGTTTCAACTGGTATGACGACTGCTCAGGCTGAAGCTCTGGGCGACGGAACGCAGAATGGGTTCCAAGAAATGGCGTTCAGCGTCGAGAAGGTTGCTGTCACGGCAGTTTCTCGTGCACTGAAAGCTGAGTACACCATGGAATTGGCTCAAGACCTCAAGGCAGTTCACGGTCTTGACGCTGAAACCGAACTCAGCAACATTCTGTCTGCTGAAATTCTTGCGGAAATCAACCGCGAAGTCATTCGCACGATCAACTATTCTGCGACTGCTGGTGCTCAGCAAAACGTCACTTCAGCTGGTACTTTCAACCTCGACACCGATTCAAACGGTCGTTGGATGGTTGAAAAGTTCAAGGGTCTGTTGTTCCAGATCGAGCGTGACGCCAACGAAATTGCGAAGGCAACTCGTCGGGGTAAAGGTAACGTCATGATTTGCAGCTCGGATGTTGCATCCGCTCTGTCAATGGCTGGCGTTCTCGATTACACCCCAGCAATGTCAACCAACCTCAATGTAGACGACACAGGTAACACCTTCGCTGGTGTCCTCAACGGTCGGATCCGTGTTTACATCGATCCATACTTCTCAACGTCTGCTGGTAACCAGTATTACACTCTCGGCTACAAGGGTTCAAGTGCCTTTGATGCTGGCTTGTTCTACTGCCCATACGTGCCTCTACAGATGGTGCGTGCGGTTGGTGAAAACACCTTCCAGCCAAAGATTGGCTTCAAGACTCGGTACGGTATGGTTGCGAATCCTTTCGCTACGACCGACGCAGATGGAACCATCGGTGGGTTCGACGGAAACAAAGCCAACAAATACTATCGTTTGGTTTCAGTTTCCAACCTTATGTAATAAAAACCATAAGACGAGTACAAACTGGGGGAGGGCGAAAGGCTCTCCCCCTTTTTTTT